GGAAGCCCATAATTTGCGCTAGTGTTAACGGGGTACGCCTCACGTATAAAATTAACGTCTTTGTTAAGCAAAAACGTGCTAGTGCTGCTTGTTATAACGGCTATGCTATAGGTATACAAATGATCGGTTGGTAGTGTGTATAACTTGTTAGTAGAGACCAAAGGTCCATCGTCTGATTTACGTAACGCTGGAATGTCCACCGTCTGCAGGATTTTCTCTTCCGCCTGCTGCGTAAACATAGCAAGTTGGTCAGCGGTGAAAGATGTTTCACAGATGTCCTCGATATTAGTTTTGAGCGTAGCGTAATTCATGGTTTACCCCATCGGTCCTCTTGCAAACAAGCCTTTGCTCAGTTTCTTAGCCATGGTGTATCTCCTACGTGGTCGTTACAGTTACATCGCCTACTGAGGCGGTTAATTCCAATTTGTTAACGGTTAGCCCGTAAATGTTGTTTCCGCCACCCACTGGGTTCCACCCCCACTGAAAGTTTCTGCTGCTGTCGTACCCAGCAAAGTCGGGACGTGGGTCGCGTACCGCCTGCGGGTCGTTAACTGGAAATTTCCCTAGTTTGTTCTGGGGATGATCTCCACTCCAGCACTCACGACATGCCTTTATGTTAGTATCTCTACCGTTTGTTACGATATTACGCAACTCTTTTAGCTTAAAACGAAATCCACAGACGTCGCATTCAGCTATTGTTCTTTTAGCGGCTGCGAACGCGTTTGCCATGGTTATATCCTCGCTATCCGAGGAACGAAGGTAACAGACGCTTTTTCACGGTCTTCGCCTGCCGCCATTTCAAACTGTTCGTCGTAGACTGCTTTTAACATTGGTATGCGCGATACTAACTCAGGAATCTTCATAGCAATGTGATACGCTAGGCCAGCGACAAGACAAGGGTAGAACCGAAAGTTCATATCGGGGGTTTCTACACCTGCACCTGCATCCTTAATGCGGCGCATACGGTAATACTTGAATACGTAATCATCGCGGTCTGGTACAGGCCACAAGTTAATAGTCGGCGCTGCAGCTAACCGTTCTACCCAAACTTGTATCGGACGTCCTTGCGTTAACTTACTAGGTATAGACGCGTACGTGGATACACTAACTCTGCTTATGGTAAGGTCCGACTGTGTTGAAACGTTGCCGTTGTTAGTGCGAATTACGTGTTCGAGTAAATCTATAGTGTCTGCTGGTAAGGGGTACTCTGACGTGCCTTTAATGAGGCTTACAGAGCCTTCGTCAATCGTCCACATGTTTATGCCACGATTCTGCCATTCGATTGTCATTAGGTTCATAGACCGTCTAGCAGTACGTAGGTCGTACCCTGAACGCATTTCACGACCCGCACGTTCCCATGCTTCCTCGGCAACCTCCGTGAACTCCATGTCAAACGCTGCTGTGGTTGATGCAGTCATGCTTTGACTCCTTTACGTATACAACGTCTCTTTACGCCGGTTTTCCATTACTGCTCCACAACCTCGTGCTATGTCGCGTTTTCGTCTAGCTAGACCACCACCGTTGAGCTTTACTACCGCTGGCTTAGTATTCTTTACCACAGTTTTACCCGCAGCGCCTGCACGTTTCTTCTTCTTAGCAGTGGCGGCACGTTGACCTTGGCTTAGACTGTTAGCTTTACTGCGCGGCAAGCAACGATCAGGGTTCTTCTTATCTTTAGAAGTCCCACACGCGCCTTTTATCTTACCGTCAGTACCAACCCTAACCCAGTCTTGGTCCCGCCACTTCTTCAGATCACCCATTACTTCTTCTTCCCCTTGCTACCTTTAGCATAGTTTGGGTCTTTGCAATATTTAGACGCAGCCATATTGGCATAAGCGCTAGGGTACGTATCAAAAGTACGTTTGGCCCAAGATTTACCTTTTGCGCATATCTTACCGCCAGACTTATAATACGTACGCATAGCTACCTCATCTGTGCTGAACGTACACCGCGCTGGGCAATACCTGCGCCACGTACTTTGGACTTGCCGCCTTTAGCTTTGCCTTTTTTGGCTACACCGCCGCCAGCTTTCATCTTCTTAGTCATGCCGCCTTTTTTCATCATCGGCATAGCAGGGCGCGACTCTGGTCGCTTTGAAGTCAAAGGAGCCGTAGGACGCTTTTTTGGACGCATGGGCTTCTTGGCCCTAGCAGCCTTTCGCTCTTCTTCCACTGATGTGCCAGATGGTAATGTCCTTGCTGCTGCATCTAAAGAACCTGTTGAATTATCCATTGGCTTCTTTTTGCCCATAACAGCTTCTTTTGCACGCATTTCAGACATGCGATCACCTGCAGCTACAGCACGCTTCGGATCGTCTATCTGTTCTTGAGTTATACCTCCAGCCTGCATCTTCTTGACGCCGCCGCCAGCTTTCATCTTCTTCTTCATGCCACCCATGGCGTAGCCTTTTTTCATGCCACCCATGGCGTAACCTTTTTTCTTCATCTTCATTGGTCCGTCTCCTTATAGAGATTGTTAAATACGCGTTCTGTGTCCCAGACATACCCTACGTCTTCTTTAGAGTTGTAGGTATGTTGGTTTGGTTTAAAATCTGGAGCGCCTTGCCCTGTCTCAAACCACGCAGGGTGCGTTACACGAACCCGATTATTTGGTAATGCTACTATGTTACCTGTATACTCTCCAGCGTCTAATAATTCAAGTACGTGACTTTGCTTGTGCTGCGCTGGGTCGTCTGCCACCTCGTTATCCGTGTAATCCACGGTGAACAGATACTTGGCAGGGTAAAACTCGCCGTCTACTTTAGCTATCCATGGAGCAGGTGAAGCTCGTTCTAACTTATACACGGAGTGGTGGTGGGACATGCAGTCCCAAGGTTGTGCTAAGTAGGAGGGTAGCTCTGCGGGCCATTCCTCGTACGGTGTGTCTGCTACAAGGGCTGTAAGAGGCATTCTAGCCCACATAGCCCCACCATGGACGTTCTCGTCGTCTGTATCGTCGGTCTCACAACCTGTAAATATTACTTGAAAACTAAGTGTCCTGTTAGGCATTGTAGTGACGCCAATGACCATAGCGTGTAGGAACTCGCCATGGTAGTCTTCAAGGTTTTTGGTGTACTCTCTACGTACCCACGCTTTAAAATACGGTATACTACTTGTTAGATACGGCATTAAGTTTCTTCTCCAATTTTTTCGCAGCAGCTATCTTGCGTTCTTGAGATACCGCAGATGCTGGGTTCTTTTTAGACGGAGGGCTTTGTATCTGTTTACTAAAGTTTGAACGGCCCATCGTCATTTAACAATTCCACTTCCGTAAACTCTTATTTATGCGGCTATCTGGGTCGTTAGCCGTTTTGGAACTTGTGTTCTTCTTCTTCATACCCGACATACGGGCACAGAAGGATTTGCGGCGGTTAGCAGCCTTAGAACCCTTTTTAAGTTGACTAGGTTTCTTAGTGACTGCGGTCTTTAACTTGCTACCGGGATTTGCGCGTTTATAGCTGTCAACCCCTTTTTGATTAAGCCCACCGGACTCACTCTTACCCGCTTTGCGAGTCCAAGCAGGAGAGTTTGTACTCCCACCAGACTTGAAGTACCTACGCATAGAAGAACGTCATCATATCAATGGTAGCAACTGTATACTGTACAGTCATACCATCTTTAAACAACACGCCTTCTCCGGGTACTGCGTGAGAAACAGTATCGTTATCAGTGCCTATAGTGCGGGACTTAAACAAAATTGTACCAGACTCAGGCGTACCGTCAAAGTGGTTAACCACTCCTGCTGTGCCACCAGAGACAATGGAAAAACCTTTTAGCCTAACACGGTTAACACCTTGAAGTGCCTGTGCGCATAATGATCCAGAACCAACTGTAATATTACCGGCATACTGAGCAGAACATTTTACTGCACTGACTGTGACAAATAACTTAGCGCCTGCTACTGCTTCAGCAGAACCTGTAGATGTTATCACTTCGGTAATAGCATTACCAAAAACATCTGTGCCTGTTATAGTACAAGTTTTATTGTTATCGCCAGTACCAGCCGTCGTGACGGTCACATTTCTAGCGCCGCCGCCTAAGAAGGTAGTCGCTGCCATAGTAGCTGATGTATTTGGCCTAGCCGCTGTAACTAACCGGTCTGGGTCGGCAGCGTTTTCGTCACTAATAAATACGGGGGTGACGTCAGATTGTGCGGAATGACTCATGTCAATCTCCTATATGTAACGGTGGGGCTTCCACCCCACCAGATTAGTTATTAGGCTGCAAAAGCAAACGTGCCAGTAGTACCCGCACCAAGAGGCTGAAAGTGAAACGAGATATTCCACAGACCTGCTGTTGTGCAAGTAAAGTAGATGTACGAGCCAATGCTAAACAAGTTTGTTGTTGCGCTTGCAGGAGTATACTTCAACAAAGTTTCACCCGCAGTAGACTTATCAAACACAACTGCACTGCTGGTACGGCTTTCGATAACGCTGCCTGTTTCATAAGCATCACTACCCGCACAATCAAAGCTCAAGAAAGCAGTGCCGCCAGTAGTGTCTACGGACTGAGCGTGGACAACAACAACGCCTACTGTCGCTGCTGGCAGAGTAGTAATCTGCTGTGCGCCGCCAGTGAATGGGTTGACGTTAATTCCAGCAACATAAGTAATTGTAGCACCAGTGGCTTTAGCCGTTACAGTTAGACCGTTCAGCGTGGGGTGCGCACCACCAGACAAGATAGACCCAAGTACCGTAAGATCGCCACCTACAGAGGCGTTTGTACCATACGTGGAATTGACTGTTTCACCGCCTGTTGCGGAAACAGTGATGTCTTCAAAACCGTTTTTCGAGCGAACGGCACCGTTAAAAGTTGTATTAGCCATGATAATCTCCTGTCGTGGCGAGTGTCAGCCACATTAGGCGGCTGTCAGGGAATGTGCATATTATACACAAAATAAAATAAAAAGAAAGGGGCCACCGCAGTAGCCCCCATCTCAACAAACTTTGCCTTTGCAGTGCGAATCCTAACCCAGCAAAGTAATTGTTTACGCTCCGGGTGAACCAAAGATTCCAAGAGGATCGGATACACCAAACGAATAGCGCTCACGAGCTTTGTAGCGGCTGTTGCCAGTATCAAAGTCAGCGTCCATCGAAGTAGCCATTGGGCTACGTGTGAAGTGCTTCAGACCGTTTGGAACATCAGTCATCAAGAACCAAGCGTCAGTGTCTGTCAGATAGTGATTGACAGTATAACCGCCCGGAACAGAGCCGTTGTTGCGGATAGCGTTAAGATCGTTGTCTGCAGTGCCTACGCGACCTTCTGTTTCCAACAAACGAGTTGCAACGAATTGCAGGTTCGGTGGAATCACAAGTTTCTTAGGTTTTGCAGCGATCAACAGGCCGCGCTCGTCAGTCCAACCTGCAATCTGAATGATAGCCGCCTCAAGGGAAGTTTCATTCAAGTCTGCAGCTACTGTTGGTTCGTTAGAGTTTGACCCACCAGAAATCAGCGGGTGAGCAGTAGAGCAAAGCTCAACGCCGTCGCCGTAAGTGGTGCCGCTAGAGAAGGCGTTGTTTAGAATTGTAGCCGCCTTAACTTGCTTAGTGTACGCCATGGCACGAGCCAGTGCTTTAGTATAACGAGATGACAAGGAGTCATACAGGTTATCCTCAATAGCTTCCTCAGTAATAGAGAAACCCATTGCCACTGTTTCGTGTGTGTAGCGTGCGGTGAACGCCTCTTGAGCATTGTCATATTCGATGGCAGAGCCTTCGTTCTTGACAGGTGCCGCTGAGAAACCTGATAATTTAACTTCTTCCTCAAAACTTCTATCTGAGGATTCTGTTTCAAAAATCTCGGTATGTTCTTCACCGTATTTTGCATATTCCAAGCCGAACAATGCGTTCAGGCCCGGGAGCAGCTCTTTAAGTAGCTGTGCGCGTGAAATAGCCATTAGTTAATCTCCTTAAACGCCGACGGTGTGGTCATAGCGATGATAGCCAGCAGTAAACTTCACGAGAAACTCTGTGAAATTGCCTGCACTATCAACCGTGTCTGGCACTACGTCGATTACAGTGAATGGTAAGACAGATGTGACGTTGTTAATAAACACGCCCATACGGCCATTACCTGTAGCAGTCAGTCCTGTGTTAAGCACCAACTCCGCGTTACAAGAGATTGTAGTGGCACGAGACTTCGCCAAAGGCGCGAGTCCAGTTGTTGCGCCGTTAGCAGTTGTGTTCGTAACGTTCACAACTTTAAAGATCACGTTGGGATCATCCACAACGATAGCTTCAATATCAGATGCTACAGTGCTTGCAGGGTAATTTTGCCTGAATACTACTTGACCCGAGTTTGGGTCAGTAAAACTACATCCAAGAAAAACACCGATAACACCAGCAACTGCTGAAGTATTGTTCTGCAAGGTGGAGATAATGATAGTACCGTCACTTGTGTACTGTACAACATCTCCGTAGAAGATTCCTGTTCCATAGTTGGAAGCAATAGGTATTTTGCGGGTAGAACCCACATAATTATGCCCGCCGACCAAGCCAACAGGCTTTAGCCCATAGGGGGCCGAGATAGTAGGATAAGCCATTTTAAGCTCCTAAAAAGTTAAGTTCCTTTGCCGAAGGTTACTTTGGTCTTGCGATCATTAAACAACGGCATACGAGGGTCATTTTCACGCATTAGGTTGTTATCAACGGAGTTCATTTGACTGTCCGTCTGTTGTTGAAAATGGTCAGTGCGTTCTTCAACCATCTCCAGTGGAGCTTTACAAAGCATCAAGCCACCTATCACTACGTTGTCAGCAAACCGTTCTTGTTCTACTGTAACCATAGCAATCTCTGGGTGATCTGCTGCCCTTACAGGCTCCCAACCTTCGCGTAATTTAGATGAGACATTGGTAGCGTCTATCTGGCCTTGATTACTAACGCGAATCCACCGAAATCCGTAACCGTCTTGGGGAATTGGAGAAGGTAGAGTCTCCGGGCGCGTCCAAGCCTTCTTACGTACAGTTTTTTCACGTTTGTCTAATTCGCGGTCTATGCGATTTTCAGCCATTTGCTTTCCTCATGTCTATTGCAACCTGTTTGGCGTATTGTTCGGGTGTCAAACCCAACCTTTTAGCGATTTGTACCTGAGTGCGTGTCAACGTCACTTTCCGTGGGGCTGTACTCCGCGTTGCGGGCGCTACCACTTGTGTCTGCTTTCGCTTCGGTTCAGCATCCTCGAAATTATCGGGGAATACTTGACGCATACGAGTGTCAATCGACTCGTAGTATTCATCACTCTGCGGGCTTACGCCCTGTTTGACAAGTTTGTTGTGCAGCCCCAGCGCCAAACTTGTCATCTCATCGTCAGGACCAAACCACGTATTAGCTTTTTGCCAATCTGCGGCCCGACCATCGACTTGTACTGCCGGAGCGATTTGTTCTACTTCTTTTGGTACAGGTGTTTCTGTTTCCTGTAAAGACGGTAGTTTGAAGTTTGCTAGTCTTTCGGACTTTAACTTAGCATTGGTTAGCTTATCTTGTGCATCCAACACTGCATCTGAGTCACCAGACTCGTACGCTTCTTTGTACGCACGTTTAGCATTATCTGATTCAATAGCGGCGTTTTTCTTAGCCTGATCTAATAAAGCAGCTTGGTTCTTATTGACGTTACCTTTTAGCTTTTTGTTCTCTTCCATAAGCTGTTGAGTAACGCGCTCAAGCTCTTGGCTCTGACGGTGGGCTTCTTCTTTAGCCCTGCGCTCGTCATGGTATCCCTTACTAAAATGCTGGATACGCTTACGAACCTTGTCAGAGTAATCCTCAAGTTCATCATCTGTGACGTCCTCTGGAGGTTCAGACGCTTTGCGATTACGGTCAGCTTTAGGCGTATCATCAACAACCTCCACCTCAACCTCACGACTGTCATCGTCAGACTTAGCCGCATCTTCTGCGAAATCCTTTTTAGTCTTTTTACCGGAGATATCAACTTCAACTGCACCGGAGTCCTCTATTTCTAATTTGTTATCCTCTAATTCAGGAAACTCAAATTCTACTTTTTGAAATGCCATATCTACGCCCTCTGAATGCCTGATGGATCAGCTACAACGGCCTCAATAGAGTCGTCGTTCATAAGCCGATACTCGACCCCGCCAATGGTGAACCGTGTTCCTGAGTTCATACGGAACATTACAAAGTCACCTTCCTTACACCATGCTCCGGTGGGGAAACGTTCTGCATCGGAATACGCTTGGTCACCCATGTCCACAACAAGTCCTATGATAGACATAATGTGATCTTGAGTTTTGGCAGTCTCTGTCTTCAAGATTGATGTTCCTGAAACGGTTTCTTCGGGTTGTGGTAAGGCTATCAACACGCGGTAGCCTACGGGTCTAGGTAGTTGTAGTTCTAAGTCGTCATCGCTAATTTCAACTGGTTTGTCAGTCATCATCGTTATCCATATAGTTCTTCGCAAGGTCTTCCACGTAGTTAATGCCAGCTTCGAGACCCCGAATTAAGCCAACAACTTCCTTGTATTGAGAGAAGTCTTTTGCTCCACCTGTTCCAAGAAATTCTTTTGCGGAGGATTTATCATCCTCGAGTTTAGTTTTTAGCACGTCAAAGACGGTTCTAGCCATATTTACTGGTTACCTTCCGAGTTGCGGTCAGGTTTTTCACGGTCAGCTTCTAGGCTATCCATGTCAAGTTTGGCGTTGGATACACGCCTATCTCCCGCCATCTTTAACCCGTCCTTCTGCGCGGTTAACATGAGTTCTTTCTCATCTAACTTCAGGCGTTCGGAGGCAACATTGCCATCCAACAAAATCTTCTGCTCTTTTAGCTGCATATCAAACTGTTTAATCTTCTGATCTGCCAGATCGTTTGCTGCTTTGCGCTCCTCTTCAGCTTGTTTGATCTGCAATTCAGCTTGCTTCATTTGCATGATCGGGTCTTTTTGCTGTTCTTGAGCTTTCTTCTGCGCTTCCTGCTGCTGATTAGACTGCTGTAACTGCTTGCCTGCGTCTGCAACCAGACGTGACAGTTGTACTTCCATGTCTTCTGACATCTCTTCGTTCGGGGCAGGTAGCGGTGCGCCTAGTTTCTCTTCTATCTTCTGACGATAAGAGAACCCAAGGTGTTCTGCGATGTGCGCTTGTAGCGAAGTCATAATCTGTTTGGCCTGTGGGTTTTGACCAATCAACTGAGCCACCATCGGGTCTTGCATAAACGACATATGCGTAGCGATGTGAGCGTCTTGATCCTGATAGATGAACGCTTTCATAGGTTTGCCAACTAGGGCATCCATGTTCTCGCTTATCGGATCGGCTGGTTTTGCGTCATCCTTAGTCGGGACGAGTTTGTCGGCGTTCTTCACGCCCAATACTTCTATCATCTGGCGGTGCAACTGAGGCAGGTCGTATATCTGTGGAGCCTGCGCTGACATCTGTAGCACTGTTTGGTACTGTACGACCCGTTGGGCCATAGTCGAGTTGTTAGGGTCACTGACGG